TACAGGGCAGACCCCCTGTAGGCTCTCTTTTGAACGCCCAAAAACCGCTGGGTTGAAGCAAGCGTGCTGTATGCTCTACAGTTAATCAAGAGCCTGGGAGATAACCTCGAGTAAAATCACAACCAATCTATCCACCTAGAGGAGAGAGGTTACCTAGCCACACCTCTCTTCTCCTTTATTATCTAAGTTGGCTAGATGACCTTTTATACCATGGGCTTGTTCTTAACACCGGCCTGGTCTCTTACGAATTCAGATTGGGAGATCAGACACATCTCGGTCGTGCCTAACGGAGCCACGCGGCCGTTGAAGCCGAAAGTCGGCTAGTGACTCTTAGGTGAGTCTGACTGGTCGCAGATGGCGCTACGTCCCACCTTTGGCAATGGTGGGATGCGTCACCCATCGCCGAGCCCACATTGGATCCACGTGTAGACGGTAGAACCGGAACACACCGGCACCTAACATAGTTGCTGAGAGTCTTTTGACGGCCTTCTACATTTAAGTTGGGGAGGTCTCGCTTCTCGCTGGGCGAACCAGGGCTTTGCGTGGGGTTTTTCAGGGTATCATGGACAACGACTATAAATCTCGCGGCAGCATTGCAACCATAACCACCACCACCACCAACCAAGACAACAACCCCTTGAATATGACACCTGTTGGGACTGCTCTTCTGACATCGAGCCCCACTGAGGGAAGTGATCCCTCGTCTCAACAGACGGCAGGACGCAACGAGCAGATGCGGAACACTACAAGGCACACGGAACTCTCCAACTTCGTGGAGTCAAGTGATCAGGTCGGCCGGCTTGAGCCCCTCGGCGGAGGTGACTACAAAGTCCCCAACGCTGCGGAGCCCAATCAGGCTCATCCTGCAATCGCACATAGGAGGTTCAGACTCGCAACTGGCTCCCTAACACCTAGGAGCAACTACAAGGAATTGGACCTTTCGCTTCTTACTCTCGTTGAAGGATCTGGCTGGTCAGGACTACCCCAATTCAAGGGGTCTGCGCTTGCAACTATTAAACGATTCAAGCTTATTCTTCAGATTAAGGCACCACCTTTTTCGGCAGGCCTCTTTGGCTTGTCTTGGTTCCCTTCGGGGGTTAGGAACACCCCTGTCACTGCTTCGAGTACAATCGTCCACGGAATTTGGGACTTGCGTCAGACCATCTCAGGTGCAACGCGCATGTTCAATCTAAGCGAAATGGATGCGGTCGAATACGAGGTCGAAAATTACAACCCGACCCACTTTCTCACACAGTCTCTAGCCAACCAGGAAACAGCCGGTCTGGGGGACGTTGTAGTCACGCAATTCTCCCCAATCTCTGTCCCCGAGGACGGAGGGGTAGCAGTTTGGACTCTGTGGATGGAGCCACTTGACACTGAGCTCCAGATCCCACATCCACCCTTCACTCGCGAGAGTGATGAGCCCAACCTACGACCGAGCATTGGGTCCTGCGTCGAAAGACCACACCGACAGGAGAACGGCAGAGTCTACGAGAAACATAGCCTCAACCACTTGACCAACAGGTGGGGCTTCCAAGATGTAGCCACTTGGCAACCGGCCGATTCGGATGCTGGGAATCTAGCTCTTTTTCCGGTTACGCCACAGGCGCTCTTGGATTCTGGAGGGGTCCAGCCCACGCCCGCAAGGGTGGTAGGGTCCCTCTTCAACTACTGGAGGGGTACCATGAAGTACAAATTTGTCTTCGTGGGCTCTTCTAGGATTGAGGGCATTGTTCGAATTGCCCTCCAATATGGAGACACATGGGACAACACCCCAACCCCAGATGAATTCCCTTACAAGACCGTTGATATGGCCGATACTAGGGAGGTGGAATTTGAAGTACCTTATGCAGGCCACACCACTTGGCGTGACACAGAGCTGGCGCGAATCGAGCTCAAGGTCGTTAATCCACTGCGACCCTTCCCTGGAGTGAAACAGTCGGTCGACATCTGGATTTTTCATGCATTTGAGGGTTCTTGGTACGGACCTAGGACTCCTCCCGAGTATGTCAACAGGCCCAGCTGTATCTACCCCTGGAAAGTGCTCGGTTTCAAACCGGAAGGCGTCCTCAGTGGTGCTCCTCACCTTACCTACGAAGACAACACACTGGAGACAGTAGCAGGAAGAATGTACCAAATCGGAAAGGGCATCAACTCTGAGACTGCCGCAGGCTTCCCGTTGCCGCCCACTGATCTGGCCACAGGCTTCGCCTCCGGGTGGGAGACCATCTCCACCATGTTCGCGTGGTGGAAGGCCGATTGGGAGGTGACGATTGTCACGGAACAAGGGACATTGAGCAACACCACGCTCCTTGTGGCCCCAGAGTTTTACTCACCCGGGACCTTCCCTGTTCAAGCCACTGAAGACACTGGTGGGGACTTGTCTCCTCTGGAGGCGTCGCGGAGCGGAATCACGCAAACCGTGGCACTGAGTGCAGCGGATCCTTACACCACCATTACGGTGCCTTTCACCTCACTGATTGAGGGGCTCCCCACCGTGGGAGTTGGCACCGGAGATGCGGATAGCCCGCCCCAGACCTACATGGCACTAAAGATCACACCCCGCTTTGGCTCTCGCTTCAACAGGGGTGGAACGTACTCAGTCTACGTTAGGCCTAAGAACATCACCTTCGCCAACTTCCTTGGCGCGCCTGTTGTCAAGCGAGTCACCTCCACCACCATCAATGAGGACTGGACTGTGGTCTCAAACACCCCGAGTGACCAAAAAGATGGTGTGGGTGTGGATGTACCTGAAGGCCGAGCGCCATTTGACAATGACCTCAAGATCTTGGACAAAGAGTCGCCGGATTTTCGGCCTGACTCAATCCCCCTTCTTAAGAAGGTTGATTGCCCCGAATGCGGGGTCACGCAGAAGACCAGAGGCAGGCTCATCAACCACATTGCCAACTCTCACCCTGCAGTCATGACAAGATGCCAAGGGTGTGGCTTTGTTGGAGCAGGCTCAATCATGGTTCGGCACCTCCATGAATGCGAGGCACATGACACCATTGTTTGCCACGCACCGAGGTGCATGACTCATGTGCATGGTCTTGAAGGTTTCATCATCCATTGGACCAACTCACATCAGCTCATACCATTCGAGCGGGATGGGAAGCCTATCATTAAACTACTACCGGAAGAGGGGGAACCACTCCTCAATTACATTGACTTCGATATCCTCGACAAGGCTCCGTGTTCGTTAAAATATGCGCAGAACGCGGGTGCCGTGATCGGGGACAAACGAGACATTGCCAAGTACAAAATCGCCATGCAGAAACAAGGCGGTTCAGATGATGAAAGCGAGGACTCGAACTCGGCCGGAAACGGGCTCTTTAGTATTGGCTCGAACGTCAATCGTGCCGCCAGGAAGCTCAACAAAACAGCTGAGGGCATCAGAGCAGACGTTTCGGCCGCAGCTCAGACTGTCGATCAGGTCGTCGGAGAAAGTATTTCCGAGGCGGCCAGGAGCATCGTGGGTACATCCCAAAGGATCAATGAGACAATCGATGAAAATGTCGTTCCTGTGTCCCGGTTGATTGGTGAGACCAGTGCCAACATCCTTGGGGCTTCTGAGGAGTTCCGAGCAGCATCCAACGAAGTTGGGGTAGCTGCGGCGTCTATCCACCAGACGACTTATCGAGTTAACCAAGCAATCACCGCGGGTTCCGTTTCTTTTCAGGACCTTGTCAACCGGTTAACCAGGCTTATCTCCCCAACCACCAGCAGGAGAGTCAAGTTCTGTATGAAGAGAGCGATTCTTTCTAACATTTCGACTTTTGACATCACCAGAGCGTTATCAGCCTGTCAACGACATGGCTCGGTGCGCCCTCTCGTTGGCCTATTCACCAGGGCCTTCACTATTGACTATAACGCGGGGACGCTTCAGAACAAGCTGGTTCAAGCAGCTGCGGCCCTCTGGCTTGACAGGACTGTCGATGCAAATCTTGACACAAAGCCCACGACACTTATCTTGACTAGCGCAACGTCTATTGCAGCAGCAAATGCAACAGCTGCCTGCATCCATTGTGGCTCTGAACTGTCCAATGAGGAGGAACCCGATGATGAGGAGAAAGTCCTCGACAAGGAGTCCCCCGAAGAGATTTCTATGATCACCGCCATTATCGCGGCTCTTGGCTTTGGCTGCTACGCGAGTGGTGCGATCACTGGATCGTGGGCTGCTTTCACTAGCAAGATGGCAAACCTTCTGGATCCTAGGCATCTTACAAGGGTCGCGGGAGCGGGAGACTTGATTTCCAGAGGCTTCCAGAAGCTCTGTGAGGTCTTTGGCCTCCAACCACTGAAGGACAATGCCAAAGTGGCTAAGCTGAATATTAGTCAACTCGACAACATCCTCCTTTTCAGCACGAGGGTGATGGAATTGAGGAACAAGACAGTAACCTCACTGACCAGAGATTGGCGCACGCGACATGAAGTCCACGAGTTGTACAAGACGGCGAGGGAGATCTCAACCCAGCTCATTGGGGTTGACGCTCGCAAGGACCCTCTGCTCCACCAGTGGAGCATTGATGCCAAATACGTCACCGATATATGGAAGAAAGTCGCCAAAGTGCCACCGGTTCGGGAACGACCTGTCCCGGTGGTACTGACCCTCCAAGGCGACTCCCAGATCGGGAAGTCGACACTTACATCGTCGCTCATCCCTATGGCTGTGGCTTACACAATGAACAAGAAAGGCCTCACTGGTAAATGGGACATGAACGAACCGGTCTACACTTACCCCATTGGGGCCAAGTTCATGGACGGCTATGACAACAACCGGATCTGCGTGTTTGACGATTTTCTCCAGAGCACTGACCAACAAGAGCTCGATAACTTCAACACGATGACCTCTTCCGTCCCCATGACCATTCCCATGGCCGATCTCACCGACAAGGGCATGCTCTTCACCTCAGACCTCATCATTCTGAGCATGAATACGGATTCTCCGGACATCAAGAAAATGACAGATCACACATCACTTTTTAATCGGATGTACCGTCACTATTACAACGTCTCCGTCCGTCCAGAATATCGTGAGGGGCTAACTAGCCGGCTGGATGCAAGCAAATTAACACCAAAGCACGAGCCGGATGATTACCTCATTTTCACGAAATTTGAGTACACCAGGCCAGAAACTGGTGGGCCACTCGGACGCCAAGAGGTTGGCACTTGCACCTTCAAGGAAATCATCCAGCGAGTTTGCCACAGCCTCGAAAAAGCCTACGATCAGGCCTCTAATGTCAATGTCACCGACAATGTCAAGAAAATGGCCATGAAGATTATGGACCGTGAGGCACCACCATCCCCTGAGGAGAGTGACGGGGAGGAGTACTGGGAGGACAGATCCCATCTACCTCCTTTCTTTGACCCAGACAATCCGGAGGCTACTGAATGGGAGATCCCTGAGGGTCCGTTCGCTGACTTCCTGGCTCGAGACGATGTGCTCGGGGATCCTGACGGGTCTTGGTATGAGCGAACCAGAGAGAGGGTCATTCACATCTACGACGAGATTATTGCAAAAGCCAAGAGGGTCGGTCGCTATTCAGCCAACAAGATTAGGTGGCTGGCCACTCAGATTCGCAACTCTATCGCTCCCTCATTCTTTGAGGCGGCCTCGGACATCATCGAAAGTGTTCTGCCTAGCATTGGCCTGGCCATTGCGACTATGGGGACTTTCCTCTTAGGCAGAAAGGTCTCGGAGATGGTCGGCAGATTGTTCGGCTTTTCGAAGCAGGGCTATGATGACGGTCAGCCCAAGTACCGGAAGGTGAACAGGCCGACTCCTAGGAAAAGGGAGCCCCGATCAGCGCAAGTGATGGGTAAGCAGGGCCCGGAGAATGCTCTCACCAGCAATCACCTGGAGGTCTTCCAAGACGGAGTCCTCATTGGGCGAGGCATAGGAGTCAAAGACACCTACTTCCTCTATCCGTCACACTGCATTCCACGAGACCAGGAACGCCCTTGCACCGTTACCCGCCTCATTGGGGACCAAGTCGTTGAGTACCCCATCATCTTTAAACCAGACCATATCACTGGGTTCAATTCACAACCTGGAGCCCTGAGCGACTTGGTTCTGGTTCACATGGGCAACAGTGGGCAACAGTTTAAAGACATCACGAGACACTTCATCGACCTGGATGACGAAGACAAGGTCCTCGGGGCCGACGGTGAGCTCCATTATCGAGACAACAAGGTCCTAAGGATTATCCAGCTTCGCAATCTTCGCACGGCTGGCAACGTCAGAGCAACTGATGGCGACGAGTACGAGCCAGTCTATCTCGCTGATGGTCGAACCAGGAGGGGCCTGTGTGGTTCACCCTGGGTCTCGACCTCCTCGCGCCTCACCGGACCTCGCATCATCGGAATACATGTGCTCGGAAAAAAGGGAGAAGCAGGAGCGTGCAAAATAGCCAAAGGTGAGCTGGCCACCCTTATTGAGCAAGTGGAGAAGCACAACAGGATCATTAAGAGACAACCCACCACCATCGCTCTAGAGAAGCAGGGCACCGTCACTCGCCCCTATCATACTGAGCTCGGTAAAGTTCCTAAAGCGGCGGCTCATTACGTTCCAAACAAAACCATCCACCGCAAAACAACTATTGATATTGGCGAAGAGGTCACTCATGGGCCGGCTGTGTTGAGCCCAAGGGACCCCCGACTGGAGATCACTCCAGATGAGTTCCGTGAAAAGCTTTTAAATAAAACGAATCGACCAACTCCTTGGCAAGTGCCACAGAACATCCTTGAAGAAGTGGCTCGTGCTATGGCAGAAAATTTCTACGATCCCGGAGCTGACCTCACTCCCCATTCCCTGGACGCTGTAATCAATGGAAACCAGGATCTCGAACACACTAAGGACCTCGGACTTAAAATGAACAAGTCACCTGGATACCCCTGGTCAAAAGCAGGCCCCAAGAGCGCCTACTTTGTCGAGCGACCCAACTCCGATGGAGAGCGAAAGTTCTACGACCCGGACATGACCAAAAAAGAGTTCTGGGAGCGCGTCCAAGAGCGGGATGATCTTGCTCAACAGGGCGTTGTTATCAGAGACTCGGTTTGGACGGACGTGAAGAAAGACGAGCTTCGGCCGATTGAGAAAATCAAAGTCGGCAAGACTCGGATCATCAATTCTCCCCCACTGGACTTGATCATCCTCATGGGGAAGTATCTCGGGCCACTCCGTGATATGATGATGCACCCTGACATGATCGGGGTCACCACGACTTCCGCCCTTGGCATGGACCCCATCGAGACTTGGAACAGTATAGCCTGGAAGATTCGAGACAGCCACGGCGTCTTCGGAATCGACTACACTCAATACGATTCAACGATTGGACCCTACCTCTACGATGTCGTCATCATGGCAGTCGATATGATCTATGAGCGCCATGGCGATAAGCCCGAGTGGAAGAATGCACGACACGCCTGCTTCTACGAAGCTTGTCACACGATACACCTCTTTGAGGACGAACTCTATGAAGACCACCACGGCAATCCGTCCGGCTTTCCAGCTGGTTGGACGACCCTGTTTAACATCATGGTGAACTTTGCGATTTCCTGCCTGGCGTATCACGAGGCGACAGGAAGGCCTCCCGCTTGTTACACCCAGGATGTCGAGGGAGTCTTCATGGGTGACGACAATCTACAATGGATCATCAACCCAGAGATAAAGGACGTCTACACTCGTGAGTCCGTGGTGAAGACCTCGGCCAAAATGGGGATGACAGCCACCACCCCCAAGAAAGACGGACCAATCACACCTTACGACGACTTCGATGAAGTGACCTTTCTCAAACGGCACTTCAAGAGACTAAAGAACTTACCTGCATACATGCCTGCCATGGATACGAGGACCATCATCAACCTGACCCAATGGGAACGGCAAGGCTTCATGAACAGGGAAAGTCAGCTCCAAGTGAATATCAAAGAGGCACTTGGCTTTGCGGCTGCGCACGGGGAGGAGTATTACAACTCTCTGCAAGAGAGAATAATCAAGGAACTCCGCCGCACAGGACAGAGTATCGACTGCGCTCGGGCTGGCTGGCGAGCCACACTCGACCGCGTCTACAAGCTCTAGTTAGCAACGCGCACTTCAGAAGACGGGCCCCAGAACACGATCTTCTGTCGTATACCATTGGATTCTGGCAAGGGAGCACTCATGCGTATACCCGGTATAGGGGCTTCGGCTTAAAATTAGCGTATGGGAGAAAGGCACCCTAGCACCATAGCTTCAAAATTCTAAATTTGATTAAATCTAACATTGGCTGGCAACGCCTGGTGCGCTTGTGGAGAACAAACGTTGCCCCCGTTGAATAGTTTTTTCGGAAACGAAATAATTCGTGATTCATCTAAATTTGATTAAATCTAACATTGGCTGGCAACGCCTGGTGCGCTTGTGGAGA